GCCGAGAGTGAAGCTCTCAACCACGATGCTCCTGCTGATTTTAATTCCTTCATTTTTTCTTCTCCTTTGGCTTTGCCTGTGGAAGTGGCTCGACCACTGGATATTCTCCAGCATAAGCAACAAGCTTCGGCCTAGCGAAACCAACAATCTCTTTTCCAATATAGCGACGCTTTACCATCACCATTCCGCCGTTGCGCTGGTCGCCTTCTCCTGAGGTATTGCCTTCGATGCATAAAACGGTAGTAGTGCCAACCTTGACCACAATTCCGATGTGACTGATGCGATCAATGCCATCGTGTGGAAAGTCCATAAAACACAAATCGCCAAGCTGCGGCTTATCTTCAATCCAACGTCCCAGCTCTTTCATCTTATGAGCACCAGCAGCCGTTGAAACCATTGATGGAATCTTGACTTTTGCCTGGTCAAAACACCAATTGACAAAAGAGCCACACCAGGGCAATCCATCGGCCTTTGTAAATTTGCCGTACTTTGTCAGATTCTCGCCAGTCTCCACTGTGCCGACTTCAGCTAGTGCGACTTCAATAATCCGAGCAGCAGTGCCTTCTGGATAAATCATTCAAGCAATAGCTTTGCTTCATCGGCAGTGATGCCTAATTTGGCAATCAACGCAGCCTTTTCAGTTGTTTTTGTTGCCTCTGCTTCATTTTCTGCGGCAACGCGCGCTTTGTCCAATTCGTGTTGTTTTAATTCATCGGCGTTTAATTCGCGTTCAATAACTTTGCCTGTTTCGACATCATGTATTTTTTTGATCATCGTGTCCACACCTCGTATGTTCCGCCGTTCCAAGTACCAGATCCACCATTAGGAAAAATCTCAATGCTTGTAATTGCGCTGGATAAATTTATGTAAGATGGATAAAGATTTGCTACGGCGAACTTCATGATTGCAGTTGTATTGGCTGCGGCAATGTAGCAAAAACCTTTACCATTTGATGCAGAACTTCCGTTCATATTGATACCCGTAGAGTTTTCGTTGTTCTGAACACCATAAGTGCCGCTAGTTGAATTGCCATTCACACGAACCATTGGCGCAGTAGTTGCACCTGATTGGCTAAAACTGGCAAGTGAAATCAAAATTTCTGCTGAGCTGAGACTGCTTACAGATATTGATGAACCTGTCAATGATCCATTTGCAACACGTGTCCAAGCTGGTGCGCCTGCTGATGGTGTTACCCAAGCAGGAACTCCACCGGAAACTGTCAGTACCTGTCCTGATGTGCCTATTGCTAAACGAGTGTTTGTGTTTGCAGTTGCTGACGCATAGTTGGTGTCGCCAAGTGTTGTTGAAGGATTAAGTGCTTTTAGTCGTGTATCGACGCCTTGAAGTGCAACGTCGAAATCTGCCGGAAGATCCGTTACTAAATCACTCGGCGTCGGAAGAACAAAACCATAGTAGGTCGTGGGATTTGCCATAAGTATTTCCTTTCGTTATGAGACTATTGTTGCATATTGCCACTCTAAAGTCGGCGACACGGTGTTCCATGCTTCCACTATTGGCACATCGTTCCAGCGCATTGCATTGAGCGAATACGCCAATGGCGACATAAGCAAAGTGATGTCAAGTTGATTGTAAGAAGCTCGGAAAGTCCAGCCTTCGACAAAACCTTGAAAGACGCCGGAGGACATATTTGGCGGAAGGTCATTGAGTGCAATTGGCTGACCCATAAACACATTGATAAGGGCATCACGATCTGCATTGTCGAGCTCCGGATTGGTCAATGCGTAGGTGATGGAATCAAAGATAGGTTGCGGATAGGCTCTAAGTGCCAGATAGAACGCAGCTTGGTCTTCGGCATCGGCTCGATGTTTAATGGTCGTCGTTATGATTTGAGCCAAATCGCCATAAAGTGCAATAGATGCAGCGTCTGTATCGCTGACTTCGCTGGACGAGTTTGTGCCGTATTTGATTGTGATGTCATTTCTGACATCGCCCGCCCTTGTCTTAATCGTAATGCCTTGCCCTAAAGCGTGATTGGCAGTGAGATCCGTGTAACCGTTAGCTGCAAGGTAATTCGTGCGATGTGTCGAATCAGAATAAGAAATTCGCCCAGCAGAATCTTCGGATAAATAACCTAAACCGCTATTAGCAAGAGCGGCAACTAAGTCATAAACAACGACGCGATTCGCTGAGCGTTGTGCCAGCTCGTAATTGCCTGGAGTATCAATTTCTCCATAACCACTACTTTCAGCCGTCGCCCAAGTTGTTGTCGGGTCATAAGTGCTCCACTGCAAGGCGGCTGGAACCTGTTGCCATTGAGCAAATAAGACTTCCCGAAGGATTGTAGCAATCTGGTCGCCATCAAAGTCTTGAGTTAAGTGGCCATCTGTAAGCGCCTTCTGAAGCCTTGCAAGGGCTCCAAGAGCCGTTATCGTGACTTCTTGTGTATATGCGCTAGAACCAATTTGTGACACGCTCACGCTGATGTCCACAACAGAACCGCCAAAGATTGGCACATAGACGGCCGATGTGTCTTGAACCTCAATTGAGATGGTGTCGTTAATTTCGTAAGGTAATGCAGCTTGACCAAAGATAATCAAAGTCACCGAGCAATAGCCCGCTTGAGCCTGTGTGTAAATGTTCGTGCGGCCGGAAGTGATTGTCAGATTGGCAAGGACTGAATCTGTTACATCAGTTCCATCAACCTTTACACGCCAAACTGGAGCCCACTGTGTCATGAAGTTGCCAGAGCACCGGCTCCGCCAGTACCACGATAGAAGGAGTCATTGAGCACATTGACAATTGTTCGAGCAGTACCTTCGGCATCAATGGCTCCATTGACTGTGATGTTGATGCGATCGGCAGTTGAAAGGCCGCCAGTGGCTTCAAGTCTTGCTGCTGCTGCCGCTTCACGTTGAGCCCTAAGTCTTTCGGTGTCGGCTTTTAATTGCTCACGGCGAAGGATTGCAGCTTGCATCGCTGGAGAATAAGAGCTCAATGGAGCGCCCGTAAAAGTAAATGGATCTGCACCTGGACTGAATGTGTCGCCTGGCATTCCTGTATCAAATCCACCACCGGTAGTGCCGCCGCCTGTATCCATACCTAAATCTTCTGAGCCGCTGACTCTTAAACCTTTAGAATTATCTCCGCCGCCAAAGAATCGAGTTACTGGATTGTCTGTCATAAGCTTGATAAATGCTTTGACCGCGTTCACTACTTTTCCAATTCCAGAAAGAAGGTTGGCAAATCCAGTAACAAGGCCAGCAATTATTTGAGCAATAATTTTTAACGCTCCACCTAAGCCTGTGACAAGGACTGGCACAACGTACTTTTGAAGAAATGAAATCAAATCAACAAATGTTTCTTTGTTATCCTCGACTGCTTTTGTAATTGGCTTAAAGAAATCAGCAAATTTTCCAAGTGCCGGCACGACTTTCTCCACAACAAATTCGACGAGTTGTTGAATTATTGGCAGAAGTTTTGCACCGACTGATTCCTTGCCTTCATCAAATGCCACTTTAAGACGATCCATCTTGCCGGCAAATGTGTCTGCCTTCTCAGCAGCTTGGCCGCCAAAGGTATCTGCCAATGCTTTCGTCACATCGTCCATGCTCATCGTCTTAAGCTCGGCCGCAGATAATCCGATGCCTAATTTAGCCAGAGCGCCAGAATTGCCCTCATAGGCTTTGCCTAGAGCATTCGATACGGCTTCCAGTGATTTACCAGAACCGGCTGCAACGTCAAGAGCAAGTGTCTGCAATTTCTGTGCTTGTTCAACGTCTTGTGTAGCTCGAAGCAATCTTTCCAATGATGGACGCAATTCGTCATCTGCAATTCCACTGGCCAAAGAAGTTTTGAGAATATATGCCTCTGTTGCAGCGACTTGTGCGTTGGTCGCGCCGGTGACATTTTTTAAGGTTGTTGCTAATTTTGCTTGAGCTGCTTCATCAGCAATTGCAGATTTCACTCCATCAATAAGAAGTGTGGCAGCATAACCTGCGGCAGCTACGCCGGCAGCTAAGAATGCAGCTCCTGCAATCTTGCCAAATCCAGCCATTTTTGACGATGAACTTTCAACGTCTCCGTTGGCAGTTGCTAAGGATTTTTTAAGTTGATCTACATCAGCCAGAATCGAGAGCTTTAACGTTCTACTTTGTCCAGCCATCACCACTCCTTCAAGATTCGGTCGAAAGCATTTTCCCACTTAGCAATCAAGTCTGGCTGGATTTCGCGAAGTGTCGGATAAATAAACCAGCCTTTAGATCCGCGTCCTGTTGTGCCAGACCAGACCGGAAATTGCTTAAACTTGTTAGATCCAAATTCTGTACCGCCCCAAAGATCCTTTGTTGTGCCACCACCAGAAAACTTCTGGCTTACAAAGCCGAAAGAAAGCTCACCAATCTTGGAAGATTTAGACACACGGGAGCCGGCTGCAATACGAGTAGCGGCCGTACCTCTGGTCGTTGCTTTATTTTGAATCTTGCCTTGAGCAAACTCAGCTAAAGCTGATGATTCTCTTTTAGCCGCGTCAGTAGCTTCAGAATCCATCGCCTTAAATGCCGAAGTGATGCGACGAAGGTCGGCCTTGTCATAGGCAATCTCAACCTTGTCGCTCATTTTGTCGCTCCAATATCTCGAAAGCCGTAAGAATCTGTTCCGCCGTCGTCCATTCACTCATTGGAATCTTTGTGGCTATTGCCAGCTCCACAATTATTCGATTGAGGCTTCCGACGGCGTAACTTTTGGGTCAGCTGCTCCGGCCTCAATATCTGCCACACCTTCGCACCAGATTTCATAGCCTTTGATTGGCTTGCCACCGGCTTCGCGTTTCATTGCGTGATAAGCCAAGAAAAGAAGATCCGAGATTCCTAGTTTTTCTTGAACCTGTTGAATCGTGAATCCTGTTTTCTGTTCCCACTTTTGCCACTCTGGAGGAGCCGCCGTGTATGTAGCGGCTTCCCCAGTTTGGTACGTAATTGCGATGTTCAGTTTCATTTTGCTCCCGTTTCTTTTTTGATTAGCTGATTGTTAGAACTGGCGTTGATGCGCAGAGCATTGTCCAGGTGTCAGTCTGAGCATCTGGTGCAGCGCCTCCAGCAGTTGGAGCTACTGGAAATGCAGTACCAGCGAATGACGCGCCGGTTGCAGTTAGTAGAGTGAATGCGAGTGCAGTGTTTGGAGCAGAAGTGAATGCAGTCCACATCGCTTCAAAGAGTGATGATGCAACGCCCCAGTCTGCAAGAAGAGAGATGTTGAGTGTCCATTGATCATCGATGTGCTTGTAAGCCTTGCCATCGAGTGTTTGATAAGTAGTGATGACTGGTGCATTGACGAGAGTGACGGCAGTTGTCTGCGCGTCATAATTTACGGTGGCAAGAGTAAAAACTATGTCGCGACCGGTGACTATTGTTGTTGGCATTTCTTTGTCTCCTTATATTGTCTGTTGTGTGTAGTAAGTGCTGACCGCGAGATCCGCCACTAGTAGATTCGATGCGCCCACCGATTGGATTGTCGGACGTTCAACGTCTCCGACTTCGTATCCTGCTGGCATCGCTGCCATAATGCTAATAATAAGCTGCTCAAGATTGTCTAGTGCTCCGGCCGTGTTGTTGTAGGCAACGGCCGCAGTAACCACAAAGTTAATTTTCACGCGTACCTGCGATTTGCCGATTGTTGTCGTTTCTAAATAGGGCGAATCGGGAACGATTACGCAAGCTGGAGGAATGACTGCCTCTGGAGGCGAACTATAAACGGAAGCAACAACGCCAGAGAGTGCAGTAGCCAAATTGCCTCTGACGTTAGTCGCAATTGTTGTTGGTGTAGGCATCACATAGCCATCGTTGAAACGTCGATGTAATTACCTAATAAACCAATCACACGATTTTGCAGTGATCGACCCATTCGATACGGCGATGGCTGAAAATCCACGCCTTCAATTTGGCCACCTGGTGCGACCACGCTCTGGAAAATCTCAACGCTGACGATGGTGACCGCCTGTTCGACTGCGTCGGTATTTGCATAGAGCGTGGCCGCGTCTGCCCCAGATAGATAAGCTACGCCGCCAGGAATGACTGGACGAAATGTAATGTCTGCATTGGTAATGGCAGAAGTAAAATAAAAATATGGAGCCGGATATGCGAAAGGTAAGTAAGGAAATGGATCATAGTAATTTGATGTGACTGTCTGTGTTCCGTTAAATGTAGCTGGAACGCAACCGGTAACGACAACACTTTGACCAGCGACGAATGTGTTCGGCTTTTGTGTTATGTAATAAGCCACATTGTTTTGAAGATAAACGGCGGCGACTGAGTTCTGATTGGCAGTCAATAGCGGCAGAATTACCTGTTCAGCAGAATCAATAATTCCTTCAAGATAAGCGTCAGAATAAAGGGCGACAGAGACGCCAAGAACCGTCCGAAGGCTTGCTACGGTAATGATTGCTGGCATCTCTGTCTCCTTTATGTGAGCTGCTGGGCTAGATACGGGAGCGCACCTAGCCCATGATTAGTTTGCTTAGGTTAGGTTGAAGCGACGTAGGCCACCTGCAAAGACGGCTTGAGCTGCGATGTAACCATAGAGTGAAATTTCAATCTCGCCTGTTGTTGGCACATTTGTGGCCAATGTTAGAGCTGGAGATTCGAAGATTTCGATTGAACGTGGCTCGATGATAAATGCTGATTCGTCGATTGAAGTTGCAACCATGTTTGGATCTACATAGTAATCAAGTCCAAGAACGTTTCCGCGAATTGATGTTGGAACCGCAGATCCGGCGTTGTTCATAGGATTTCCAGCGTTGTAGATTGGACGTCCTGTTGTATCAGTTGCGCCGAGAAGCGTCGCCCAGATGGAAGTACCTGAAACGAATGACTTAGCAGTGCGCTTTGTTGCAGTATAAG